CACGATTTAAAAGATAGTGTATCAAATCATCGGTAGGTACTAAGAATAGATCTTTTGCATATCTTGGATCTCTGTACCAATACATCTCAGAAATCTTGAAGTTGTTCATCCCCTTTAATGATTGATCATATATCTCATAATAGATAGGGTCGTATCCGTTTGGTGTTGATACCACAATTACCTTACCCCCTGTGGATAAGGACGCCATACAAGCTGCCCAGAAATCACTGTCCGCCTCGATAAACGCAGCCTCGTCAAATACAAGTATAGTAGGTGTAAATCCACGAAGTGCATCCTTCGAGGTTGCAACCGCCTTAACTTCAGATCCGTTGTTAAGTTTGTAATGTCTCTGTGAGTTTTTATCATTAGAGAATCCAGCCCCTACCCAACTTGGCCATTGATCAACAAATGCTCTGATCTTATTTGCCATCTCCATTGATGTATCAAGTTTGTTGGCAATTATCAATATTTTTTCAGGTTGAGTTTTCTTAGCAAATACCAATCGTTTTGATATCCAAGCGGCGGTTACTGTTGATACGCCTGCCTGACGATATTTGAGTGCTATGTTTTCCTCATAGTCTTCATAATCTTTTAACAATGAAACTTGATCAGGAAATAGTTCTAATGGAACATATTTAGAAACCGTATTGTCGTATGTTTGAAGGTATGTTCTAAGAGCATATGGAGTGTCGTTCATACACTTCACATACTCAATCATTACTTGTTCTTTAGTTAAACCCATATCTAATAAATATCAATTATGGGTTTTTGTTGTAAACATTACTTTTTTCCTATTGAAAACATTTTTGATATTGGTAATTCCTTAGGTGCTTCGTGAGAAAACATGGAAACTTTTTTTGGTCTACGGATAATCATTGACTTAGACTTTTTTTTTATTGTCTCGATTAAATCCTTTTTTGACATTTTAGCATCTATGTTATTATCGACCATTTCTAAGATTTTTTTTTCTAAAAATTTTTTAAAATTTTCATTTGTGTTTTTCTTAACAGTTTTTTCGGGATGTTTTTTTTCCGGCATATTTTTGTACTGTTTTTTTGATGTGGAATCAGAAAATTCTTTTGTCATTTTACACCATTTACAATCTTTAGAAGAACATTTGTTACAACGAGCCCAAAATAAACCCTGCTGAGCCTTAGATTCAAACTTTTCTGTAATTTCTGACTCTGCCATACCCATATTGGATCTGTTGTTATCAGAATCATCGTCCATACCATCAGGTGCCATGTCATTAGCCATGTGAGGAGCTTCTTGACCTGTATATTTTTGTAATTCTACATCACCTTGAGCGTTTGATGAGGTTACATTAGATGTATTACCACTCACATTGGTTTCGTCCTCTTTGATTTCACTTTCCATTGGAGTTGCTTTAACAGTTCCATCAGGATTTTTCTCAACTTTGTATCCTTTACCTGTCGGGTTATTTGGTAATTCTCCAGGACCTTTGATTGTGTAAGTATCTTTTGTTTCAGTTGATTTTTCTATTTGTTCTTTATTTTCTTTTTTGAATTTTTCAACTAAAACCCTTACTTGATTGTCAGTCATCTTACTGATAACATTTGACGATAAACCATTCTCAACTAAAAACAATATGTTTTTTTTATTTTTCATAAACAACTTCTTTTTCAAATTGTAATACTATATCTCTCTCATATAGTTTGTTTTTAACATCGTCTTCACTTTCTCCAAATTTAAATACTAATCTTTTTACTAATGAAAAATCAATGTCGTTAGTTTCTTTTTCCCAACCCAAAGCAATTACACCATCCATAGAATCAATAACGGAAAATACATCTGAATCTTGTACAAGTTCAAATGATAGATCGTCGTTGATAAGTGTACCCACTTTTTTGATATATTCTAAATCAGGTGGTAATGGGTAACTATTTGCTGGTTTTGCCTCCCAGTTTTCACCAAAAACTTCTAAAGTATCGGAAAAAATAAATTCATAAATGTTGTCACCCTTATAGTTAGGACCCAAACCATTTATGTAAATCAAGTGATTCATATTAACTTACCTGATTTTGTAATACGAACTTCATTAATACCTTCTTTGAAGATGAGGTTCCCTTTATTACTTAACCCCAACAATTTAACTCTCTGATTTTCTTTAATGTATTCTAAAGCCACTGATAATTGTTCAGATGATTCAGCAAGTTTAATTATGTTTTGTTTGTTGGTATTGTAGATACGATTTGTTTTTTGATCTTTAGTGTTTTGATATTTTTTCTCCTCTGACTCGTTAAGAATAAAATATTTAGACAACACTTTGTCAACTGATGATTCAGAAAAAGTACCATGTTCAAAATGATCTACATTAGGATAATGTCTTTTTCTTCTTCTTTCATTTCTATGTAATTCTTCATAAGGTTTTTCTTCTTCACCCATTTCACTTCTTAAAGCTTTAGAAGCTTGTGCTGCGTAAGCCCCACCAAAATAGTCGTTGAATGCGTCATTGATGTTATCATATCCTTCAGCCATTTCAGGTTCTGCCGGTGGTTCAGGTGCAACTTCTTCATCATCTGTCTCTTCGAATGATACTTCTTCTTCGTCGCCTCCTTCATCTTCATCAGTTCCTTCTAACTTATCAATAATTTGTTCAATATCATCTTCATCCAATACCTCAACATCGATAGCAGATAAAATAGAATTGATAATATATTTGATTTCTTTTGGGGTAAGTTCTTTATCCTCTTCGTAAGTTCTGATTTTTTGAGCTAACTTACCTACCAAAATTTGGATTCTTTTAAGATCAGAAACTTTTTTCTCTTTAGGTTTTTTTTCTATTTCGATATCCTCTTCCTCATCTTCCATACCCATGCCAGGTTCTTCCATATCAGTTGGCGGTTCTTCCATACCCCCTTCATCTGCCCCCATATCAGTTGGCGGTTCTTCCATACCCCCTTCAGGTACCCCCATATCAGTTGGCGGTTCTTCCATACCCCCTTCAGGTACCCCCATATCAGTTGGCGGAGGAGGTAGTGCACCTTCTTCTGGCGTAGGTGCCGGAGCGGGTAATGGTTCAGGAGCTGGTGCCGGAGCTGGAGCAGGTTCCGCAGGTGGCGGGGTTTCTTGTGCGGGCTCATCTGCGGCTTTTTTCTTTTTAGTTTTTAGTATGAACTTTTTTTTTTGCTCACCTATTAGTGAGATACCTTCTTCGTTTTCGTGTAAAACATTAATTTCTTTAGCCATTAAATTTAATCGCTTAAGTGCTGATGAATAAGAAGAATAATATTTTCTTGATTTCATAGGTTCAATATAATCTGATTCAGATTCATTGATAGCCATTTTGATAATGTATCCTTGTCTTTCTTTTTCAATACGGTATGTATTACCGTCAGCAAAGTCTATGCTATATTCAGTAGATTTTGTTTCATTTACAGACTGAGGGATGTTTTCATTATAACGAGCAATCTCCATTATTCGTCTGATTTTATCCATTCCCTCTAATTTTTCACTTCCGATAGGTTTAAATCCTCCCATGTTATTTTTTTATTTAATGTGAATTATTTTTTCTTAATAAATATACCAATAAATATAATTATTCTATATTGTGGTTATTTATTGTTTCATTGACAATTTTTTGTCAATAATTTCAGTTGGCAAGTCGTATAGTTTTTCGATATATCCATTTCTTCTTAGTAGTTTGAATACTAAATTCTCTATCGCCATTTCTCCACCTTTTTCTAAACCACAGTTTCTGAAATTTTTTAATTTTTCTTTATATTTTTTTACAATACTTTTTATTTCTTCAGGATCTTCATCTTCTATGTTGTCAACAACACCGTCAATTATTCTCATCCATTGTTTAGATTTTTCCTTGATTAGTTCTTTATCGATACTTGTTTTGTCAAGTTTTTTTGGTTCGTTCACCCACATGTCATAAAGTATAGAATAAATACCACTACTAAAAGTCGTTTCACTTTCACTTTGTACAAAACATTCAACATCGTAACCAAACATTTTAATATTATGTTTTTGATTAAAAATTACTTTTTTTAAATCAAAAAATTCAACATATAAGTCTTGTGAATTTGTTGGGAACTGGTTGAAGTTTACTACAATATGTAAATCTATGTCAGAGTATTTGGACCAATTATAATTAACTAGTGATCCGATCATTATTATGTCGGTTACTAATATCTCAATCCCTAAAAAATCTATAAAAATATTTGAGGTTTCTAAAAGTTTTTTTCTAACCTCACTCCTCATAGAATATGAATCACCTTTTTTCTCCCAAATTTTAGAATTTAGTTCATCCTTAGACTCAAAACTTTTTATAATATCTGAAGTATCCATAATGATAAATACTTTCTAGTTAGAGTTTCTTATATGTGTGAGCTTTAGAAATATTTTTATTAAAGAAGTTTCCTTGTGATTCAGCCATTCTAAATTGAGTGTATTTTTGATGAGGAATATCATTGTACTCATATCTTACTCCGTTTTTAAACTCTGCGATCATTTTTTTAGTTGATGTATCATATTGTGTTCTTACAATATTTGAGGATTCTACTTCATTTAAAATTGTAGTACCGCTAATTATTTCACTTGTTATTGCCATTTGTTTTTCTTAATGGGGTTATGTCATCAATATGACGAAGTTTATCCATAATATAATAACCAACTTCGTCTCCGTCAACATCAAAACCATAATCTCTAATTGTTTGGTCTATTTCTCGAATCAATGGTTGGATGCTTCTGTGATAAAACATTAATTCTTCAGGATAATACGGAGGTTTTTCAATATCCTTTTGTGTCCACCCTTCTTTTTGAAAAATTTTTCTAATTTTTAAATAAGTTTTTTCTAACTCTTTTGTTAGTTCCAAAGATTCAGCAAATTTTCTCCATGACTCCATATCTATAAATATACTAAACAAAAAAATCCACCCGAAGGTGGATTTAATTTATTTAATATTAATGGATTATTTCACTTCCTCAAACTCTACATTTGAAAAGTCCTCTTCTGTTACTTCATCGTTGTTTGTTTGTTCATACAACTTCTGACTTATAGTTTGGAATTTATTATTAACTTCTTCCATTAAAACTTTTACTTCTGAAATTTCTTTATTGTTGTAAGCAGTTTTTAATTTATCCACCGCCGAATTGATTTCAGTTTTTTCTTCTTCAGTGATTTTTCCTTCAAGATCCTCCATAGATTTACCAACTTGGAACATTAAAGAATCCGCAGAATTTAATGTGTCCACATCTTCTTTTAATTTTTTATCCGATTCGGCATTCATTTCAGCCTCTTGTTTCATTCTTTCAATCTCTTCTTTTGATAAACTTGAAGATGACTCAATTCTAATCGATTGTACTTTGTTTGTTGCATTATCTACCGCAGAAACATTAATAATACCATTAACATCGATGTCAAAAGATACCTCAATTTGTGGAGTACCTCGTCTTGACGGTGGAATTCCTTCCAAATTAAATTTACCAATGGTTCTGTTGTCTTTTGCCATCGCTCTTTCTCCTTGTAGAACATGAATCTCTACTATAGGTTGGTTATCAACTGCCGTTGAAAAAACTTCAGATTTTTTGGTTGGGATTGTTGTGTTTGCGTTAATTAATTTAGTAAACACTCCCCCCATAGTTTCAATACCCAACGAAAGTGGTGTTACATCAAGTAATAATACATCAGTTACATCACCGGCCAATACCCCTCCTTGAATCGCAGCACCCAAAGCAACTACTTCGTCAGGATTTACTCCTTTTGATGGTTCTTTACCAAAGAAGTTTTTAACCGCTTCTTGAACTGCAGGAATACGAGTGGATCCACCAACTAAGATAATCTCGTCAATCTCACCAACAGTAAGATTTGCGTTAGACATAGCTCTTTTACAAGGTTCAATTGTTCTATCTACCAAAGATTGTGTTAATTGATCAAACTTAGATTTTGTAATAGTCATTACCAAGTGTTTTGGTCCTGTGGAATCTGCCGTTACATACGGTAAGTTGATTTCAGTTTGAGGTGAAGAAGATAGTTCAATTTTAGCTTTCTCAGCCGCCTCACGAAGTCTTTGAAGTGCCATAGGATCTTTAGAGATATCCATCCCATTTTCTTTTTTGAACTCCGACACTAAATAATCGATTAATGATTGGTCAAAGTCGTCACCACCTAAATGACTATCTCCGTCAGTCGACAATACTTCAAATACACCGTCACCAAGTTCTAATACAGAAACATCATGCGTTCCACCACCACAGTCGAATACTACGATTTTCATGTCTTTTGACATTTTATCAAGTCCGTAAGCCAAAGCCGCTGCGGTTGGTTCGTTGATAATTCTTTTTACGGTAAGTCCTGCAATTTCACCAGCTTCTTTAGTTGCTTGTCTTTGTGCGTCATTAAAATACGCAGGAACTGTAATTACGGCTTCAGTAACAGAT